CAACTGTTACAACATCTATTGTAGGTGTGCCTAAAGCTGATGTAACTTCTTGACCTGTTAATGATACGTCTTCATTTGGTGCTACAGCTGTACCTTGTTCAACTGTAAATTCTTGACCTGTCAGACCTATAACTTGATCTGCAGGTGTAATGACACCTAATGCACTTGCAATTTCTTGACCTGATAGTTCAACACTTACTCCTATTTCAGTTGTAAGTGATCCAACATTTCCTGTAAACGAAACACCTGAAGGTAAAACATCTGCATTAGCAGTAATAGTTAATGATCCAACATTAGATGTAGTTTCAACTCCAACTAAATCAACTACAGCTGAACCTGTAACAGTAACACTATCATTTAACGTAGATGTAATTGATAAACCAGTAGGCTGAACTACTTCACCAGAAAGATCTCCCCAATTACCTGCACCCCAAGTTTTTGTGTTCCAACCCGTATTTAAATCTTGATTTAAATTCCACCAATACTCACCCCACGATTGTGATCCCCATGAATTAGCAACTAAATCTATATTCATTAAACCACCCATTCCAGAATTTTGAATAGAAAAATAATAAAGTGTGCTTGGTGTACTTGCTGTTATTGTTATTTCTACATAAGCACCAGATTGACCTGGAGAATTAAATCTTGTTGTTCCAGTGTTATAATAAATACCACCGTTATGTGTTCCATCAGGTGTTGTTGAAAATACTAAATTGTTTCCTGAACATGAAGGGTCAGAATCATCAAATCTATATGTCTTTCCTATATCTAAACTTAAAGTATCTCTTTGTACTCCATCAATATAAAAACCACCTGCCGCACCGCCTGGTACGGTTAATGTAAAAGTAACGTCTGCCATAAGACGTTATCCTTTATGCTAATCTTAGGATTGCGTCACTAGCGTCTGCTGTAGGAAATTGAATTGTGAAAGTTCCATTAGTTGCAGTCTTGTCACCACCAAAAGCAATAACACAAACCGCATCAGTAGTACCAGTACCACCATCCGTTGTTGTGTTGTAAATTAAAGCACCGTTTGCAGTGAAAGAAGCTGATGTATAAGAAACATCATCGAAGTCTGTAAATGCAGTTGTACCTGATAAAGATACTCCAGCATTAGTTAATGTAGCACCACCTGCAACGTAAGCAGATCCTGCATCGTTTGTAATTTCATTTGTTGCTGAATAGTCAGTTGTTGCTGCACCTAAAGTTGCAGAGCTTGTGTACAATGCAATTTTAAAAGTGTCTCCACCTGATGAATCAAAATCGTGTTTACCTTGTAAAAGTTCTTGTTTAAAACTTGAACAAACTGCTGATGTTATTGCCATAATTTATCTCCTATTACGGTGACGGAGAAGGAACTTGTATACGAACTGTACCGTCAGTATAATCGTCTCTTTTACGTCTACCAAGTTGCTCTGCAGCAAACTTTTGTACCTCTTGTTTATATTTATTTTCATATAATGTCAACATATCTTGTGGACCTTTTAAATAAGAAAATGCCTCTACTAAGCAAGCATATAATAATCCATTTCCAAAGTATTGACTTATGTAAGTTGTTGTATTTGAACCAGAAAGACCAGTTGGAATAGCCTCATAATGTATTTTAAAAACATAGGTATCATCTGGAGCAGGAGCTAAAAATAATCTTCCTGAAGTCGTGTCAGTTATACCTGTTGCTCCACCAAACATAGCATAATATTTTGGTTTAGCTCTAGCTGCTGATTCTGTAGATGGTTGAAATTCTTGTAAATATGTTTCGTCTTTTTTCTCCAACCAAGTATTTGCACCTGTAGAAGTTGATGTTGAATCATAAACTTGTACACCTTTTACAAATAAAGTTTGAGCAGGTACGTTAATTGTATTTTGTCCTGTAACTAAATTACCAATAGATTGTTTTTTATATGCATCAATTGGTACATCTCTTAAAATTCTAAGTTCAGAGTTTTCAATAAACTGATCAGTAATAGTAGCAGTTAAAACATTTGTATCTGTTTCAGTATAATTTTGAATCGCTGTTGTTAATGTTGCGTATGTAAATCCAGCCATTATTTAATATCCCCTTTATGCTTTAAACGTATCTTTTTTTGTTTTGCAGTTTCTTCATACATCTCAAGATGAGGGTCCTGTTTTTCAGGTTTAAAAATATTTTTTATCCAATTCCAAATTTTATTTATCATGCTTGTATCGTTATAGGCCCAACGGAACAACCGTAGCCTCCTCCTTTTATACTACCTGTTGTAGCAGTATTTGTGTCAACTGTAAAAAAGAAAAAATTAGTTGCTAGATAATCATTTGATGCATCTCTTGCACCATCTTTATATTTTCCAGTTCTTATTGTGTATCCAGCTGCTTTTGCAATATTAGATCCTGATATACCATCAAAACTTACAGGATCAGCATAAACAAAACCACTTCCTGCAGAAGTAGTTGGTGGTCCTCTAAATCTATATACAGTATTATCTGTTAAACCATGACCAGGTGAAAATACATTTATAATACTAGATCCTGCTTCATATGTTTCAAAACCATTATCTACTATTCTTACCGTTGTAGCAGGTTCAACTCTATCAGTTCTAGTATTTTGTAATGCAATACCATCAGCACCATTTGGTTTAGGTTCTAACTGTGGTTGCTTTGGTTCGTATTCTGTATAATGAACAAAAGAACCATTCCATTCTCTAACCATTTCTTTATATGGAAATTCAAGTCCTGATCTATCAGATATTGCTTTTGCATATTTACCTACTGCGTATTTAGACATTATGTTCCTGGGTAATAAGCTTTTGGTGTAATATATGTACTAGAAGCTGAACCATCTTCTTGCAATGCTCTTGCTAATTCATCTTCGTAGTATAATTTCATTTGTTGAACTAATTGTGGTTGATATTTTTGTGCAAGATAAAAAGCTAGACCTGAAGTCATACAAGGAACAAATCTAAATGGAATATCTGTTGCGTTTGTATAATCTCCAACATCTTGAATTCTTTTTATGTAATAGAAATGCATGTCTTTAGATGCATTAGTAGAATCTGGTGTTGGATAAATGCTAATACTTATATGATCAATAAATCTTTGAACCCAATATTGATTAGGTGTTCCTTGTGAAAGTTTATTTGAAAAACCTGCATAAGTTGATCTATCAACTTTAGTCATTGGACTATCTGATTGAGTTGTTTGAGTTCTATTGGATCTTAATTGTGCTTCAAGGACATCGGAGATTCCATAAATACCATTAGGATTTGAAGTAGCACTTGTACCATCTGCAGCTGATCTAAAAAATTTATATTCAGCTTGTCCTTCAATTAAATCAAGATCTAATTCACCCACTTCCCAATAGTGAATACCTCTATTACCCCATTCTTGAAATAAGATATTAAGAGATCTTCTTGCTGATCTTAATTGATTTCCTGAAACAGCTTGTAAGCCAATACGTTCAAAAGCATCTTCTATTATTTCATCAATAGAAAAAGTTTTATCAAAAACAGTTGTTCCAGAAGTCGTGTTAGCCATCTAAACTCCTAGTCGTAGTTTTTTATCCACTCACAAACAATAGTTCCCGTATCACCAGTAACAGCAGTTGAAGGTAAGTTAATTATTACATCACCTGTAAAACCAGTAGCTTCTGTGTTTTTTAAACCACCAAAAGATGAATAGTCATATTCCATTTCACCTTGTAAAGTTTGAAATACAACATCAGTTGTTGCATCCCATAACATTCTAATTGCTGGTGTTGCTGAAACATTGCAACTAACTTTGTTAAGTCTTACTGTCGTACAAGCTTCACCTTGTTTATTTGTGTTTAGAGCTGAAACATCAACAATCTTTGTTGTGTTACCTGTTCCATCAGAAACCACATTGTATTGTGTGATAAGTTTTTTATCGCCGTCAAATACCGTTTCGTTTAGTACTGTATCTGCCATGTTTTTATCCTCCTTTTCAAAAGCGCCTGCATCACCAGGCGCTTCGAGTTAATTTATTTATTAGCTATCTTTACCGTCGTCTACACAATAGTATGTTAAAATACCAGTGTAAGTTCCGCCAGTTGCAGCTGAAGCTCCTACGTTTCCTGTAACAACAGCATTATCTGTTAATCCAGTTGTAGTCACTAAAGCACCTGCAGCAACAGTTGTTGTGTTATTTGCGTCTGCATCTAACTCATTAAACATTCCGTCTGGATCTGCAGCTGTAGTTCCACCAGCACCATCAGAGTGTGCTAAAAAACCAATATCAACAGTTGGATTAGTTCCACCTGTTGCAACAGCTTTTGTAGTTATAGAAATTGGAATTGCACCTTTAGGTAAAGTTAAAAATTCACCTGAAGTTGCAGAAGCTCCTATTCTTACGTTGGTTGTTCCATCTGTAGCAGCAGCAGTTACTGGGTTAAAAGAAAACATAACTGAAAGTACTGATACTCCAGCCGTTGCATTTCCTTTAGCGCTTCCGCCACTACTTCTTACTTTTCCTTGAAAAGTAGTTCTTGTTTGTGCCATGTTATTATCCTCCTAATTACGTTTACATAGTCTTTAGGCCGTCGACTATACGCGTCTATGTAAACTTATTTGTATAGTGATAAATGTATATACTAGATTTTAGTAGAGTGCAAGAGAGCCTGTAGTGTGGAGTGGAATTTTTCCAACGATGTAGCTTTTTATTAAGTAGCTACTGAAACTTCAGGAGCAGAACTTTCAACGTTGTTCTGATTGTGAGCGATTC